ACGAGACAGAATCAGCAAGGGAAATATCTAGATGGCGAGAAGTTATTAAATGAAACAAAAATGATATTAAAAGTATTGCCAATAGACCCAGACCCTTTATTGACTGTGGCTTATGAGACCAGGTTAAGAGACGTGGAGGTGAATCGTCTAACTCATTGGAGGATGGTGTCACATGCACTATCAGATCTTGCTACTCAACTGGCCAGTGAGTATCCATCATTTCCTGAGAAGATAGCTCAACTGTTTTTAGAATGGTCACGGAATGGGTCAAGCTATGTAAGTGATGATGACGTATTAGACAGATGGGATAGATCATATGAAGAGACACAACAAGCAGCACAGCCTATTGTTACATTTAAGACATTACGTAAACTATTTTGGTCTTATCGTATTCCTATTGATGATTTCCCTGTTGTATCCATTAAAGGAAAGGATAAGAAGAAGTCCGTGGATGTTACTGATCCGCAAAATTATGCATTCTTAACTAAACTGTTAAAACTACAGTTGTGTCAAGATTATACGCGTGGAGATATTTATGTTCGCGGCCCGAAAAGCTTAATCTCTAACTACTTTAAGGACAAGCAATATTACTTTCATACTCACAGTAATGAGGACTTGTCTATACCATTTCAACCAAAGTTCAATAGTGACTATAACTTATTATATCGCTTAGTGGACGTATTTAGACAGTTCGGAATAAAGGGTGCTCTTCGTAATCATCCTTTAACTTCAGGATTGACGAGAGAAGGTGTGAAGCCAATAGACACACTGTATGAGTGGATGAACAGCAAGCCTTGGGATAAGACAGAGCGGGCTATGGGTATTATAGAGCAATCATTAGACTTAGACCCATATATGACGCCTAGTGAGATACCTGATGAGTTTTATTACCAGCTAGCCTTAAAACATTTAATACACATGGCGGGTCTACGTGCTAAAGCGAATAGACTAATAACTAATAATGCAAAACAAACTGATAGATTCAGGAAAGGTCAAGGGATACTAATATTAGCCGGATATCAAAACACCAGGAAATCTACATGGATAGAGTGCCTTCTACCAAGTCAGGCTGGGGCCATATCATCTGTTACACCATCTTCGGTAAAAGATACATTGGAGATACAAAGAGCGCTTGCTGGGACTTTTGTCCTAAATATAGACGAGGTGGACGCTGTGCTCGATTCAATCAATCTGTCGGACTTCAAGAATGTCCTAACGCAAGAAAAAGATACATTCCGCACTATGTATTCAGGGAAATTCGAAGATCATCCAAGAGCAGCGGGTTTCTTTGGCACCACAAACAAAAACTTCCTAAAATTGGACCGAACTGGCAATAGACGGTTCTGGATAATACCAATTAAACGATGTAATGCAAACGCCTTAATCAAATGTGACTATCAACAGTTTTGGGCTGAACTATTATACTATGCTGAGACCATGAGTAATGATGAGTGGATGCTCACAGAAGAACAGAAAGAGCTCATAGATATTACTGCTGGCCAGTATAGCAAACAGACATTATCTGGTAAGTCAATTGATATGCTATTAACAGATGATGCTGGAGAGAGTAAAGTTTACACTCATCGTGACATTGATATGATGGCATTAATGGATAAGATACCTCAGACTGTACAACGAGCGTTTGCTAAAGAGAGCATATTCTTGCCTGTTAGTGGCAATAAAGCCTTTAAGCACTTCAGAGCCATGGCAGTGATGGATGATGATATAGACTTGAAACTTGGATCATTTAACCATGAAATAGGCGACTATATTGACAACGTGGTTGGGCTAAAGAACAAGACAATAGCATTCTCTAAAGGTGTATATAAGAGTGGCATATATAACTATGATACAGGTAAGCCTACACCAACCAAGTATCACTTTATTCCATTTAAAGATAAAATAGATAAATTAGTTGCTGAAGGCCTCATCACTATCACGAAAAAAGATTAAACTTTTATTTACAAAGCATTGCTGATGTGATATAATATAAATATGAAGTTGAAAATAGCAGTACTAAAATAAACGTGGAGGTGACATGATAGAAGTCTTAATAGGGCTTATTATATTTATAACTGGTCAAATAATTGGCTATAACCTAAGGAGGTAGTATGTTAAAATTTGGCACAAAAGAACAGGCAGAGGCAGAGCTTGCAATTTTAGTTACAAAAGAGTTAAAAAGCTTTTGTCCTATTATTAAAAACAATTGTAAGTTCCAATGCAAATCGTTTAGCAAAGGGGCTATTTCAGGTCCTGTTAGAAGAGGCGCGAAATTTAATCCTGATACAAATAAGTATGAGGACCGAAATCCAATTTGGTATGTGAATAGGCCTGGATGCAATAATGCTATTATAAATGGGTCAATTTTTATGGAGACTGAGTAATGTTTAACTATTGGATGGAAACTTTGTTTGAAGTTTCTTTAGAGCTTGATAAAAGTTTGAATAAATTATCAAGCGAAACTATTTGGACGCATTATGTCATGAATAGGCCTAATGAAACAAGGCAGTTTAGGCGGGACAAAGCAAATGCTAGCTTTTGGATGCACTCTCAAAAAGCTTTAATCAAATACAAATATTATTTATGGAGGATTGAATGTCTAAAGCAATGATTATTAGTGAACCAGGTGAAATTGAAATATACAGACCTAAAGTTCAGCAACATTATGTGAATCAGGGAACATCAACTATTCCTTTTAGACTTTGTATTTCTAAAATTACAGTTAATATTTTTCCGACTTCTTTAAACACCCTTCAAACATTACGTAAATGGAATAGATAGGAGCAAAGGCATGAGTAAATGGGTATGTGAAGTATGTCTTGAGGAAGAAGGAGTTGATGCACCTTGTGAGCTTTATATAAATGAAAGCTGCGTGTCAGATCCAACTCTTTGTCCTTTTGAACACGATAATAGACCAAAATGGGAGAACCAAAATTATGAGTAAAAGATATGAGTTGTCTGTGTCACCTGACTATGTTCCTGACTGGGGACTGGTAGAAGGTGTAAGAGAACTGTTTCAGAATGGCCTCGATGCAGAGCAAGAGATTGCTGAGAACTTCCTCGAATGGCGATATACTGAGGAGACTCAACGATTGCTCTTAAAAAGCCCAAAATCCACACTGGCCAGAGATACTTTATTATTCGGTAAATCAACTAAACGAGATAAAGCTGAAGCTATTGGACAATTCGGCGAGGGTTATAAATTAGCTTTCCTAGCTTTAGTAAGGGCTGGTTATCCTGTCACTCTTTATGAGTGTCCAAAGAATGAGATTTGGAAGCCTAATATTGTCTATAGTGAGAAATATGGCTGTGACCTTCTTGTTGTAGATATCTCAAAAGGCTTTGTTGGGTCTAATGAAGGCATATCTATCATTATTGACAATATCACTTTAGATGATGTACATAAGCTTCAAGAAGCCAATCTCCATATGGGGATTAGGTCTCCTGTCCATAAAGGGTTTTTTGGCGAAATCTTAGAATCTAGTAAAGGCAAGGTATTTGTAAATGGCTTATATGTGGGCACAAAAGAGAACTTTAAGTATGGATACAACATCAGACCTGAGTTCTTAACAATAGGCCGTGATCGTGATTTAATCAGTGATTTTAACCTAGCCTGGGTAACAAGTCAAATGTGGGAGGATTCAGGACTTGCAGGCCTCATAAATGGAATGGCTAAAGAAAGTGAGATTGTTGAAGACATCCGATATGTTGACCGATTTACATCAAAAAGCAGTCCAGTGACAAAAACAATGATTGCAGACTTTATTGGGAATCATGGAAAAATAGCATTTCCAGTTTCCAGTCAATCAGAATATAAGATGGTGAAAAAGAACTATAAAAAATTAAAGCCTATTATTATTCCAGAGGTACAGTATAAAATAATTTATAGTTCTTTTTCATCAGTTTTACAAACAGCAGAAAGGAGGGACCCCACTGAGAAAAAGGTTAGTTTAAGATTGACTGACATTTATGATGCAGTTGGTAAACATTTAACCTCAAAACAAAAAATTCAGTTTGCTAAAGCAATTGAAGATGTTAAACACTTAGAAGAATAGGAGAAAAACATGAGTAAAACAAATGCACAATTAGTCAAAGAAAATGAAGAACTGTTGGAAGAAATGTATGAACGTGGTGTTCGTGTACGGCCTTCAAAAATGACTGAGATCAAAGACCTTGAGGACAAATGCTGTAAAGACCTGGAAAAAGCTACAGAAGCTTACAATAAGAAATGTGAAGGCATTGTTGCTGAATGTGAGAAAAAGACTGGGCGTTCATTTAGTACTTTTTGAGCCAAAAATTTACGTCTAGGTCTAGGCTATAGTATGGGTGTTGATAAACTTAAAGATCATATAGCAGATGCAATGGCTTATGGCACTGCAGCCAGAAAAGTAACGTTTAGAAGGTTTAAGCCATTTGCAGCTGAGAAACTTTGTTCAGACATAGATCCCTGCTGTTCAGACTATAAAAGTTGTCAGTATCTTATGAAAAAGGGCAATTGTCGAGGTTGTGATAGTTTTGAAAGGTGGAAATTAAATGGGTAATCATTCTAAAAGAAGCCCATCTCAAATATCCAGGATAATTCGTTGTCCTGGATGCATTGAGTTTGTAAAGTATTTAATTGACAAAGGCGATATTCCTGCTGAAGAAACATCAGTTTATGCAGATGAAGGAACTATGTTGCATAAACAGCAAGAAAGGGATGTCAATGGACAACCTCTTAGTGGAGACTTAAATGCCGAACAAGAAGACGCTATTTCCAAGAATCGGGATTTCCTCTTATCATTACAGGAAAAGCACAAATTTACATGGATTCAAACGGAAACCAAAACGTCCCTTCAAGGGTATGGAATTAAAGATGCTGGTGGGACCGCTGATATTGTTGCTGGTCGTTATAAGCATTCTTTACATATTTTAGACTGGAAATTTGGCCAAGGTGTTCCTGTATACGTTGAGAAGAATGAACAGCTTATGGATTATCTCTTGGGGTCTACAAGAGGTGTAGAGCATTTAAAATCATTTGAAGAGTTATGGATTCATTTAGCTCAACCTCGCTTAGACTACTTTGGATCATACCAATGCAGTGTTGATGAGCTTATGGGTTTAATTAATGCCATAAAAAATTCAATTGGCAACTATGATATCAAAGCAGGTGAGACCCAATGTTTTTGGTGCCGTGGTAAGAATCATTGTGCTAAGTATGATGAGATGACTAAAGGTAAAGCCATTACAGTATTTCATGTGAATGACCTGATGAAGGAAAATACATATGACTTTAAACTGATGGCCAAAGCTTTAGCAATGGAACCCTTCTTTAAAAAAGTCTTTAAGTCTATCCGTGATCATTTTAATGACATGTCAAATCAACAATTAGGCGACATTGGAATGAAACGTGTAGCAGGCAGAAGTAATCGTAAGTTTGTGGATGATGAGCAAGTTGTTAAATACCTGATTGAGAATTATAGTGAGGTAGAAGACATATACCAAGATCCAAAGCTTAAGTCACCTGCTCAAATGGAGAAAACCATTAAAGGCCTGAAGAAGGATAAGAACTTTCAAAAGCTTATTATTAAACCTTTAGGTAAACCAACAATAGTAGGTACAGGAGATAAACGACCAGAATATCAGAGTGATGCGGCCTTATCTTTTGCACACCTGGCCAGTAAGGAGGTGGCCGAGTAGGATAGTACCACATAGTGGTATAGAAATTAATTCAAAATAACTGTTTACAAAGCTCTTTAAATACGATATAGTATTTATTAGCTAATGGCGATAACGCCTTAATATTAAGTCTTAGGAGGACATTATGAGTGAAAGTACTGAAGTTAAGAAAAGCAAACGTGAACTGGTTCTGGATGCATTGAATGAAGGTGGTGCAACAATGAAAAGCTTGATGGCCGCTGCAGATTGCAAATATGAATCTATTATGAGCATCTTCTCTACATTGAGACTCATGGGTCATTGCCCGGTTAAAGACGTTCCGTCTGAAGACAACCCGGAAGAGATGACTTTTCGTGTTGTGTCTGCTGAAGAGTGGGCAGAGATCAAAGCAGAAAGAGCAGCCAATGCCAAAAGCAAATCCACTGCAAAACCCAGGTCACCTGCAGAAGTACTTGAGGCTGCAACAAAGAAAGTTGCCCGATGTACAAAGGCGAACGATAATGCAATTAAACGAGCAAACGCGGATGAAAGTTCTCAGCTCCTTGAATGGAAAGCCGGAATCACGCGACTTCAGCTCCTGGTTGCAGAAGATGAAAAAGCTGCTGCCCAGATTGCTTTTGACAACTCAGACGAAGCCGAAGAAGCTGCTGAGTAATTAATTAAATTAGGATGGACCTGGACCTGGTCCATCCTAATTTTTGACTATAGCTTAACAAAAAACGTTTAAAGGAGTAATTATGTTTAATACAGTTGGAGTTCAATTTATTGGACAAAGATCAAATAATGACAGAGAGTATGCTTATCTTACTGATGAAGAATTAGCAGTTGGTGACCTTGTAGTTGTTGATACTACAAATGGTATCAAGACAGCAAAGGTTGTATCTTTGTTTTGTAATGAGCTCGATGCGCACAAATGGATCATCTGTAAGATTGATATGGAACTGTTTGAAACAAAACTGAAAGAGCTTGAAAGAAAACAATTCATCCTCAAACAGATGAAACAAAGGTCTGAACAGATTAATGTTGTTGAACAATATCGTCTGCTTGCTGCAAGTGATCCTAAAATGAAAGAACTACTTGAAGCTTTTGAAACACCTTTAGCAGAGACAAAGGAGATCACTGAGTAATGGATAGCTTTCTAGAACAAAAGCAAGTAACACATGGCCCTTTTAAAGAATATGCACATGTGGCCCAAAGGCTCAAAGAAATTTGTAGCCCGCATACTCCCGACAGTCCTAAACTTAAAAGGCCTGAATATATGAATGAAGGCCTAGATATGATTTTAGGAAAAATCGCTAGAATTGTAGCTGGGGGCCCTATGGAGCCTGATCACTGGAAAGATATTCAAGGCTATGCTAGATGTGTAGAAAAAGAACTATTGGTTAATGATGTATCTGCAAAACCTGAAGAAGCAAAGAAAGGAGTCATCCGTTGATAATACAAACGTACCAAGATATGATTATACAGCCTTTGGACAAAACGCCTATTTCAGCAGAGATAATGCAGTTTGCCTGTGATATCACACAGAAAAAGGCCGATGATATCACCAATAAAAAGATGTCATCAAACCTTGCTCATTATCTCTTAAAAGCAGAACATGACTCAATCTTTGAGCATAGTTCTATAACCTTTCTGGCCAGAGGAGTATCAAGGTCTTTATTAGCTCAGATTACAAGACAAAGGACTTTTAAGTTTACAAGTGCTTCTCAGCATTATCAAAACTATAAAGACTATCCAATGTCAATTAGGCCTGGGTGGGATGAAAATGAAAAAATAAAGGCTATTTATAAACAGTCTCTTGAGAGTTCATTAAACTACTACCTGGCTCTTATAAGGTATGGTGAGCCACCTGAAGAAGCACGACAGGTCTTACCTAATGCCTGTACTGTAAATATTATGATCACTGCAGATCCTAGGAACCTTGTAAAGTTTCTTAGAGCTCGACTTTGTAAACGAAACACAATGGAAATGTTTCTTTTTGCAAATACGCTACTTGGCATTTGCAGGAACTGGATTCCTCAGATTTTTAGACTTGTTGGCCCTCCATGTATTATGGATGGCAAATGTAATCAGGGAAAAATGAAGGCTATTGAATGCATCTCCAAGAACTAATACAGCGGATTAAAGATCAGCAAAAGGCAATGGGCTACCATAGTCTTTGTGAAAATTCTAAAGACTTTAGAATGTCCTATATAAGAGACATAACTTTATCATTACAAAAGGAGGTATCCGAATTTTTAAATGAAATACCATGGAAGCCGTGGAAAGCAATCAACAAGCAGCACTATGATAAGCATAGAGCTGCACTTGAACTAATGGACATTATAGTTTTCACTATAGTACTCTATGTCACTCTTAATCCAGATGCTGATATCGACTACTATATGGAAGCAACAATGACTAAAATTGAACAAAGAATTAAAAATGGCTATGGCCTACAGGAGAAATAACTATGGGTATAATTTTGGAAGACGTTGTAATCGCATTTGTTAATATTTTTGATCCAGAAGAAGACCTGGATGGTGTTGAAAAATACTCAGTTCAGGTCCGAGTGCATGAAGATGATAAAGCAAATGTTACTCGCTGTGAGCAAGCGGTAAAGAAAGCTATTGAGCAGGGAAAGAAAAAACTCTGGGGTGGCAAAAAACCAAAGTTTGACAATGACCCTATCAGAAATGGCAACAAAGAGTATGCTGAAGCTGTTGAAGATGGACGTGGGGGTGACTTTGATAAAACCCTTAAGGACCATATTTTCTTTGCAGCAAAGAAGCTTCCTAAATATGGTAAACCCGGTATTGTTGATGAAAACTTACAGCCTGTGCTTGACCCAGAAAAATTTTACTCTGGAGTTCGTGTAAACCTGGAAGTTAACCCTTACCCGCATAAAAACAATGGTGTTGCATGGGGACTTGCAAATGTCATGTACGTTGGTGAAGGTGACAGACTTGATGGTCAGCAGTCTGCGCAGGATGCATTTGCAAACTTGGCGCCAGAGACACCAGCAGAAGCAGCTGGTGATGAAGAAGCATTCTAATCTTTTAACCGTAACGGGGGTGGACTTCGGTTCACCCCCATGGACTTAATTATGATATGCCCAAAATGTGGAAAAGAGGCTAAATCAGTACAAACAAGATATGGAATAAGAAATGCTTGTTGTGACTTAGTTTCATGGGGAAACGGAGAATTGGTAGATAAGGAAACTCGGATAGCGAGAATGGCAGCACATTTAGCATTTGATCCTCTTTGGAAGCAAGGTCTTCTTTCTAGAAGTAAAGCTTATAGAATACTTGCGTCAAAGATGAAAATGGATATTAATAAGTGCCATATGAAGCTAATGGATAAAGAGACAGCTCTAAAGGTTCGTGAAGCTGTCAAACAAATTAAGGAGGATTATGGATTTACTACTTGACTTTGAAACATTCTCTTCTGTACCTATAACTGGCCAGCAAAGTGTTGGTGCCTATAGATACACTAGAGACCCTCAATTCAAACCTTTATGTTTATACTATAAAGAGTTTGATCCTGCTACTTGGCAGGTAGGGCCGACTTTAGGCTGGACATTCCTTCACAATGAAGTGCCTGACCTTAGTGGTTATGACTACTATTGGGCGTTCAATGTGGGCTTTGATCTTAATGTTCATTTGGCTACACAGATCTTTAATATGCCTATAGACATTAACAAATGGAAAGAGGTCCAAGTTGTACTTTCTAAGTTCTCATTACCACAGAATTTAGAAGATGCAGCAAATGTTTTAAACACACCAATTAAGAAGCAAGCAGATGGAAAACTCATTATCAGTCGTTGTTGTAAGCCTCAAAGCAAAGAGCCTACAATGGAAGATTATAATAAACTTTTTCTTTACTGTGAGCAGGACGTTGATGCTACACTTGAAGTTCTTAAAGCTTGCCCATCCATGAAGATACCTGAAATTGAATGGTTCTTATGGCGCGAGACATTTAAAATGAATCAACGTGGACTGCCTATTGATTTTCCTGCTGTTGAAAAGATTAAAGAAAGAGTTGATGCGTACAAAGAAGTTATATGCGAGTCATTACCTGAAATGACAAATGGCATTGTAACAAAACCCACTCAGACAAAAAGGATTAAAGACTACCTAGTCTCAAAAGGTATTAAAATTTCTGATTGCACCGCTGATACTTTAGAAGCTGAGATTGAAAAAGATGATAAAAATCCTGGTTACCTACCGTATGACTGTCGACAGTTAATAGAAGCACGGCAGGCGGGCGGTGCATCGTCTGTGGCAAAGTTTGATAAACTTTTAAAGATGCGTGTTCCAGGCGAAGACCTTAACCATGACTTTATAAGGTATGGTGCAACTAATACACTAAGATGGGCAGGTGCTGGATTTCAAGTTCACTCACTCCCAAAGAAAAGTGTTAAAGACCCTGAAGAACTGATTGAAAGGTTTATGAGCCTTGGGCACATAGATAATCCTATGCAATCTGCCAAAGCCCTTTGTCGCTCAGTTATCAAAGCCCCTCCTGGCCAGAAGATATACCAAGGTGACTTTTCATCTATTGAGTACGTTCTCTTAATTTGGATAACAGATATGACGGATAAGCTTGCTCTATTTAAGGAAGGTAAGAGTGCTTATATAGATATGGCTGCTAATCTCTTCAATAAAAAGTATGAAGAGATTGATAAGTATGCTATTGACAACCTGGAATACTTCCTTGGTAAACAGGTTATTCTTGGTTGTGGCTATCAAATGGGTGCACCAAAGTTCCAGGCTACTTGTGCTAAATACGGTGCAGATATACCCTTAGAACAAGCAAAGTTTGCAGTTAATACATATCGTAGAGTGTATAAGCCCATTAAACAGTTGTGGAAGAAAGTGCATGACTGCTGTGTCGCAGCTATTCAGAATTATACTCATGCATATAAGGCATACAAATGTGAATTTCAAGTGCTGCCAGATAAACGTGGTACTCGATGGTTAACCATCACATTACCATCAAATACAAAACTGTTTTATCATTCACCGTCTATTAAGAAAGGGAAGTATGGATGGGAGGTAAGGCATCTTGGTTTAGTAAATTATAAATGGACAAGGAGATATTTAACACCTGGAAGAATTACTGAGAACATCGTCCAAAAGCTTGCTCGTGAGCTAATGGCTCATAGTATTGTTCAAGTAGCTAAGGATGAAATATTTCAATTATTAATGACTGTTCATGATGAGCTAGTTGCACTAGGTCCTGCAGGAAACTCTGAGCGTATAACTCATGAAAGACTGCTAGACTTAATGGTAGGTAACTTACCACCATGGGCTAAAACAATACCACTTAGAGCAGGAGGGTTCTATGGACCAAGATACAAAAAAGATTAGCTACACAAAGATAGAGCGATTGGAATTTGTTATTGCACTATCAACTTGGAAAGGGTTTCTCGATTGGCTTAGGTCTATTGAAGATGACAGAAAAGTGTGGAAATGCCTTATGTATGAATGCGAGAACAAATGCAGAGTACAATTCATTGATCGAGCACGTACTAGATTTAATAAGCTTCGAGCTATCCGTGAACTGCGCGAACTTGAAGCTATAACTGGAAAGGTTATAAGTGTGAATTATGTCTAAAAAGGATAGATTTAAAGAAAAGTATCCTGAGCTCTTTGATAGTGAAGTAGATACTGAAGAATATGCTATAGAAGAATATGCTATAGAAATAATGGCTGAAACAAATGCAGCTATTATGATTGATGAAGGGGTTTGGCTTCCTAAGTCTCAGATAAAAATTACTGAGCACAAACCTTTTAGCCATGCAATAGTTACTGTACCTAACTGGCTAGCAAAGGAGAAAGGCCTCATATGAAGTTCATGGGGATGGCACCAAGAAGCAAAGCAAAGAAAGAAATTGCTGAGCGTGACATAGAAAAAGCTTATGTTAAGCGAGTAGCAAAGGAAGGTGGTAAGGCTTATAAGTTCACCTCTGAAATGAATAGAGGTGTAAGTGATAGGCTTACAGTTTTTCCTGGCCAGGTGTGGTTTGTAGAAATTAAACGACTTGATGGGAAGCTAACAAAGTTACAAAAGTTGTTTAGGGACTATATAATAAGTTTAGAACTAAACTATTTTACTGTTTATGGCTTAGAAGGCATAAACGCATTTATTGAGGAGGTACGATGGGTAAGCAAAAACGGATCAAGAGCAAGAAAGAGGCAGAGAAGGCAATAAGGGAACATAATATGTTTCTTGATTGCTGTATGAACTTAGGATTACTTGCAGCTGCAAAAGTTATACCTGATGCCACTCTTGACAGCTTTTTTAAAGCACAAGAGGAGCGGTTAAAATACTTAGGTTATGATATTGTAGAAGCTGCAGGTTGTATGGAAGCTTTAAAAAACTCATTAATGGAATTAAGAGGAGAACCAGATGCTCCAAGCAGAAAAACTGAAAACATACGAGCCAACTAAATTTCGACCAGGGTACGCATCAGTTAAGCGCAATGGTGTTCATTCTATATTTGACCCTTTCGTAGGTCCTTATACTAGAACACCTGGGCCTATAAGAGGTGTGGGGCACATTATACATGCTTTAAAAAGTATAAAGGTTCCTGTTGTAGGCGAGCTCTTAATTCCTGGCTTAGACTTTGAAGAGTCATCAGGTAGAATAAGAGACCATAATGAGACACCTGAAGCGCACCTTTATATCTTTAATATAATAGCAGATAAAGCATTTAGGGACCGATGGCTTTACTTTAAAAATGCCTATGAGATACATTTAAAAGACTGTCCTTTTATTCATTTAGAGCCTATGGCTTTCATCCAACATGAAGAAACTTTTGATACCTTTTTTAAACTACAAACTGAATTTTTTAAAGAAGAAGGTGTTTGTTGGATATCACCTCATCATATTTACCAGCCGGGGAAAAGAACTTGGAACTGGATGAAACGTGTACCATATAAGTCTCTTGAAGCAAAAGTCATTGATATTCTTCCTGGAACAAAGGGTAAAAAGTACGAGCACTCAATGGGCCGAATGCTATGTGAGCTCTATGAAAATGAAAAGCATGAGAAGCTTGAAAAACCAATCCAATTTAAGGTTGGCATTTTTAAAGGTAAGACTGACGCATGGCGGCAAAAAATCATGGACAATAAGGAAGACTATATTGGCAGATGGATAACCACTGAATTTAAAAATTATACCAAGTATGGAGTACCAAGCCAAGCTCGGTATAAGTCCTGGAGGTAACTATGCCTTTATACTGTGAATGTGGAAAAGAAATGATGCAACGGAATGGGTCTTATGGCCTTTTCTTTGGCTGCTCAGCATACCCTAATTGCACGCATACAAAGAGCTATAGCGAAAAGAATAGAGCTTTGTTCAATGAAGGATCTGATGCCTCTTTTGTGCCTATAGAAAAATATAAAGTTTGTAAAAGTTGCTCTTTAATTTATTCTGAAATACACTGTCCTGACTGTGGTAACATAACTCATTGTGCAGACTGTGGTGAAGAGGTTAGAGAGGATGAGTCAGGTATATGTAAAGTTTGTGGTGAGCCTGTTTGCGAAAATTGTCAACAACCTTTTAAAGGACCACCTCATCCTCCAGTAGACTATTGTGTACATGCTTCATGCTATGAAAGTGAGCAAGGATGGGCTTAGTACTTAGACCATATCAAGGCAGGGCCATAGACTTCGGTTTAGCTATGAAGTTTGTGTATTATGCTATAGACATGGGCCTGGGGAAAACAGCTATTATTATTCATTTAGCTAATATCCTCGGTGCTCGTGTCTTAGTAATAGCCCCACTTAAAGTTGCACATAACACCTGGCCAGATGAAATAGTAGACTGGGAAATGCAAGGTGACCTTTCATTTGATGTGCTACATGGTCCGCATAAAAATGAGCTACTCAGGAGGAATGCTACAGTACATATTATCAACTATGAGGGCATACCTTGGCTTTATGAGAAACTATATGATATGCATAAAGCTGGAAAACCTATGCCTTATAAAATTTTATGCTTAGATGAATCAACATTTGTAAAAGACTATCACTCTAAAAGATTTGGATACTTGTGTGCTATGCGAGATATGTTTACCCACATATTTAGCTTGAGTGGTACACCTACACCAAACTCTTTATTAGACTTATGGGCTCAATACTACATACTAGACAGGGGGAAACTACTTGGCGACGACTACAGAAGATTCAGGAAAAAATATTTTGAACAAGACCCGTATAGAAAATACGAATGGACGCCTCGCTTTGGAGCAGAGACTGCGATTCATAGGCTCATTGCTCCAATCACATTTCGACTGCAAAGTGATGACTACATATCTTTACCGCAAAGAGTCTTCAATACGATTCGTTTGGACCTTCCAAATAAAGAAAGAAAAATGTATGACTCTTTTAAGAAAGATTTTGTTTTATCTTTGGACACAGCGGAAATTGCAAGCCTCAATAAAGCATCTCTTAGCACGAAACTTCGTCAATTTGTTCAAGGAGCCATCTATGAAAATCTTGACGGAGGAGAAAGAAGAACACACTTTATACATAATCATAAAGTCCGTGCCGTCGAAACATTACTTGAGACTTTACCCGGACGAAATGTTCTCTGCGCGATTCAATACAAGTTCGAAGTAGAGCTCTATAAAAAACGGTTTCCAAATGCACAATTTGTAACAGGCAGTTCAAATAATGCTGAAAGCAATTATATTATCCAACAGTTTAAAAGAGGGAAAGTCCCTCTTTTATTTGCTCATCCTAAATCAATTGGGAGAGGACTTAACTTACAAACTGGTGGGCATACTATTATTTGGGTTGCTGCTACATTTAGTTTAGATGACTATCTACAGTTTAATAAGCGTCTTCATCGTTCTGGCCAGAAAGAGGCTGTTACTATTCATCACTTAGTTTTTAAAGATACTATAGATGAGTATATTTATTCGGTCCTCCAAAAGAAAGATATGACGCAGAATAAGCTGTTAGAATACTTAAGACAATACACAATGAAATGGAGGGCTGCAGCATGAAGGATAAATGGTATAAAAGGTTTATGCAACGGGCTAAACAAGTGGCTTACTGGAGTAAGGACCCTGAGCATAAGGTTGGTGCTATCATAGTTGATAAGTACAACCATGTATTAGGTGAGGGATTTAACGGCCCACCTAGAGGGCTTAGGGATAATGCCTCAAAAGACATTCGGCGGTATCAATCTTTGCACGCTGAGCTAAATGCTATATTGTTTAGCAGAGGAGACTTAAGAGGGTCTACAATGTTTGTATATCCCTACTCTCCTTGTTCGCAGTGTGCTGCTGTTATAATTCAAGTAGGGATTGGGGAGGTCATCTATTACGTGGATGCTAACTTAGGCACATGGAATGAATCCCAGATGATTGCATTTGACATGCTGAAAGAGGCTGGGATTCATATTAGGTGTGATTCCGATAGTTAAAGAACTTCCAACCAAATAAACGGACTCCTGCAAGGTAGAGCCCAGACCATGCTGAAAAGTATAAGGTCTTATGAACCTTCCACCCATGCCAGGAGTCCTTTAGCAGAGCTGCTCCGAACTTATAATCACACTTAAGTCGATCTAGCCAATTCCCTCCTTTGTAATAGCCATAGTCATGATGATCGCAGTTAGCTTTAAACATTGTAGCATAAGGCGGAACTATCTTACTACCTTTGCCACCACAGCCATTAGTAATTTCAGCAAGCTCTTCTTCTGTTAAATCTTCAAACTTTTTAAAATTCGTAGTGGTTTCCATCATCCCAGTCTCCGCCCCATGTATGACCTAGCATTTTCCAGAAAGCTCCAAAGAATGCGTGATCACTTGTTTTAGATAGGTACTTACCATTTTTAAATAGGTTAAGGTCAGCAGCTAATTTGTCATAATGTTTTGAGTTCTCAGAGTGCGGACGACCTTCACCTTTCTTAGCCCATACATCACCTATAGCTACTGTATAACCCTTTAAGTACATAAGGATTATAAGTATAGCTAAATGGAGTGAGAATAAAAATTGTTTTTTATTCATGTTAAAACCCCGCAGCCGCGGCAGATGTTGCCAAAGACTTAAGCACAAAATTAATTAAAGCGAGTATAAATGGCGCAAGTATTGGAGCCAAGCATGCAGCGCCTAGAATCATACTAAGCTTTCGATTCATATTGTTTATTACAGTCCATTGTTGTTCAGTCTGTTTTTCCACAGTTTTTAACCTTTCGTCGTGTCTTCCGCACTCAGAGCAATCTTCCGCAATACCAGCCATAAGTCGTCCTTAGTTGTCAATTAATAGAATTGTGAAGCCTCCTGATACCCCTGAACCATTTGCATCTACTTCATCACATCTTAAAAGTATATCTGTTTTCTCTGGTAAAGGCAGTGGAAAAGGGTATCTATAGTCCCATGAGCTTTTACCAGCACCAATACATGCTATTCTAGAGGCCACTCTAAACACACCACCGAATGTTCTGACACGCGATGTAAATACTGCCGAGTTATTTCCAACTCTTGACATTGAAACGTAGCCGCCATAAAAGTATCCAGTTTTGCCTGCTGGCACTGTATAGATACACATTTCTGTTTGGCCAGCACCTATAGATATAATAGCTCGCACATCACTAGCTGTATCAGGCACGCCACCAGTAATACTGCCATTAACATAAATGTAAACAGTCCCAACAAGGTCAGTTGAATTTGAGTTCCAAGCCCTAAAGCATCTTATCAAAGGTGTTGTTAAAGCCACTCTAGTCTGGCCAGAAAGAGTTACTACTTGGGTAGCTAAAGCCCAATTTTCATCTAAACCCTGAACTGTAATCTCTGTAGTATCTGACCCACTAGAGCTTGAAATACTGTCAATATCTGCTGTAGTAGAGAACGTATATATGCCACCATAACTCCAGATGTCTTCAGGGGCCGTAGCAGTATCTATGTCTGAATTCTCACCAAACTTTTCTACAAATGTTTGACCAAGTATATTACCACGTGAGACATCTAAAGCAGAGTCGGATACTGCCATTTTATTATCAGGAGTTAGTTTTAAGATGCCACCAAACTCATCTACAATACGAACTTTCTGTCCATCAGGAACCTGTCTAACTCGGTCATCTGTAAAGCCAAAAGTCGTGAAACCAAATATAATAATAACTAAAAACAGAATTAACCGTTTCATCTTTTTCCTCCTATCCTAAAAAATCCGTTAGCAAAGCTTATACCTTTACTGCCAATGCTTAAAAATTTACGTACAAATGGTGTGCCTACAGGTACACCATTCTTAACTCGAGTTACTAAACCTCTAAAGGATAAAATGCCATTTAGGACTCTTTTAGCATAAAGAGAAGTTAAGTCACCAGTGAAAGATAGTACTCCGCTAATAGAGCGCTTTAAGTTTAAGCCAGTCCCTATACTTCCAGTAAAGCTAAACTCACCAGAAGAGCTTCGTTTAAACATTCTCTTCTTTGTAACTTCCCCTGAGAAAGGCATTAGGTCTCCGCATTAACTGTTAATTGATAGGTGTATTCAATTTCATCTGAAGAAATAACATTGTCTACAGGGGATAAAACTGATCTGTCCATCATAGTACCATTTGCAGATGCTGAGAATATACCATGCTCACTAATCGCATGAGTTCCTGTAAATGTAACTGTTGCGACAGTTTTAAATATATTTGCTGATGCACCTTCTACTTGTGTACCAGATACTCTCGATTCAACTTCAGTTACAAGTGTAGTCTGAGAGTTAGCCTCAGCTGTTGTACCTGTGCCTACAGCATGGTATTTAAATACGTCCATAGGCGAGGTAGTTGAGTTCTGAAGGCTATCAACTAAATACTGTGTGAATGCCTGTGTAACCTTTTGGCAAGATACCAGACCTTCAGCAACTATAATACCATTACGTCGATGTACACGAGAAAGAAAACCAAACATTTCAAGCACATTTGGTGCTTTAGTTATACGCAAATCAAATAAAATTTCCTCTAAAGATTTACCTATAGGAAGAATCCCTTGTTCAATTAACTTTCTAGTTTTGAGACCGAAATTTGGCCCTTTACTCGTCTTTTTAAGCATCGTGGTTTATCTCCTATTTTAATTTCACCTGAATCAATTTTAACCTGCAATTCTTTAGACGCCTTACGACGCTTTCGATCTGGTATAACCCGTCCATTACTATCTCTGGCCAGAAAAGATCGAGGGTTATAGAACCAAAATATTACTGTTTTTACTCTATCTAAGAATGTCATAGCTGTCCTCCTAAAGACCTTTTAAAAGAGCATTTTCTTGTTACATTTCCTGTAAAGCCATTTTCCCAATTACGGTTTATAGGCAATAAAGACCCGCCACTAGATACCTCAATATCAAGACCTATCATTTGTGCAACCCACACACCCTGCCCTGATGATGCACCATAAGTTATATTGCTTTGAGATGTGCTGAAAACAGAATATCCTAAATCAAAATCATCAGTTCCAGTTATCACACCATCTGGGGCTGACCCCCCTAGTAGATGATTTGATAAAGCAGCGTTGGCATTAAATGCACCACCAACAAATAGGCTATCTGAAGATGTTGTTGACAATTGACCTGATATTGGGTTAACCCCCCACCCTGAATTATTGGATGCTGGACCTGAACCAAAAGTTACAGTCTCTCCAGCTGCTGTCCTAAACTGTAAACAAGTGAACTCCCAGCCTGCTGTATTTGCTGCACCTGATAGTGTTACTTTCATTGTTGCTGCACTGCTGGCAGCGGCAGACAGCAAATAACCAATTGTCATATCACGACCGGACGTGGAACTATCTAAAAGTGTTAGATCATTGCTTTCGTCATCCTCTGCCATGGATGTTACTGACCCGGTCCCTGCGTCTGGATTCGTGATCATAACAAGCACATCACCAGCCAATATATTAAGCGTTGAGGATGCCTCTAGTGACGAGTCATACCCTGATGTATACGCCTGGACTGAAGCAATAAAATCCATTTAGAATTCCGTTCTTTTACCTAAATCTATAATTGCCAAACTTACGTCTGCAACTAACGCCTGAAACTCAGTTGTCATCCTAGCGAGTTCAGCTTTGCATAAATCCTCAAAAGCATCTGTCCCTGTATATGAATCTACAGTTGCAATAACATCAGCGTGGTCGGAAGGTATGGTGCTTAAATCTGTTTTTTGTCTGCTAATATTTAAGACTGCTGCCTTCAGCTTTAATTTTGCAGTTGTTATGCTTGTACTAATTTGGTCTAACCCTGATTTAACTTCACTTGGTGTCGCCATTTTATTTACTCCTGTTTAATATAATTTGGGTCAACATAATCTCTCATAAATCTTAATGAGTTATAACTTATTCTGTTATTAAAGTTATTAAATTTGGGGTTCCTGAAACTGCTTTTGCATATAAAAGAACAGACCCTTTAGGCCTCCAACGTCTTGTATCAATTGGAAAGTTAGCAGGAGCCTTTGCATCATCTACAGGACTAGGGTCATCTATTGAAAGATAGTACTCTAATGTATTATCTTCCATCCACCAGCCATAAGCTGTACAGTCAGTAGGTGCTAAAATAGGCGTATAGCTAGAATCACTTAACTCAGTTATAATAGGGTTATCCATTACTCCTCCAAATTCTGTCTTCCAATTACTTTATTTTGAAAGAACTGTTGTTGTTGTTGAAGCTTGTTAACAATTTTATTATACTCATCAAGAGTGATTTCACCACGCCTTAAACGAGTTTTCTGTTTACTAATGTTCTTGCCAATAGATCTATTAACTCGCATTATCTCACTTTTAAAAGTTCGATTCATTGCTTCTTCAGTTGCTGAATTAACTTTGACAGCAAGGACAGTTCTAAGAAGCATATCTTGCATTGTTACTTCCTGGCCAGTATAATCCTGAATATCTCTATCGAGTGACTTAAGACCTTTTACTAGGTTATTATAGCCATAGTTTCCAGGAGCTAAGGAGGGAGTCATCTCTTTCCATAAATGCCAGAACCATTTTTCGGATAATCCCATAAGCCCATCTAGATCAGTGTCATATATTTCTTGACCCGTAAACAAGTCTTTATTTATAGCTAGCTCAAAAAGAAAGCTTGTAAGTGGATTTGCTGTTGGGGCAACAGAGCCTACTGGCAAACCAGTTTGTCCCCATTTTTCAGAGTACTGTCCTAAGGGAACTAAACGGCTAATGTCCCAGTACTGTCTATTGCCATCAATATCTTTGACAGGAAGTAACATGTCAAACACACCAAAGCCAGGCATACGATTACGATCAGACTTAATCTGCTGACTTGTAGTTCCAGTCATAGATTTAGCTGCCTCTTGCAATCCGAGATAAGCTCCACCCCACATTGCTAGTCTCCAAGGATGACGAACTACTTCCTTTGCTAAAAGACCTGAAGCCTTATATGTGAATGTAAAAAATGGAGAGGCCCAACGTTTGTAGTGCCTAACAATAGGTGGAACATCTCTATAGTTAAAGAGATACTCCTCAGCCTTCTTTGCTGCCTGATCAATAGTTTCCCCTTGCTTACGAGCTTTAATGAATACCGCAAGCTTAAAGAACTGCTCATTCTTTTCATATAAAGCTGAAGGGTAACTTAAGCCATCAGCAATTGAATCTTTTACTTTCTGGCCAGTAGTGACAGTCTTTGGCTGATCTCTAAAGCTTGAAAGTTTCTTTCTAAACTGTGACAGTTCAGCAGCAGAGAAAGTATTATTTAGTAATCCCCAACCTTCTGCTTCTTTAAACCATTTGTTTTTCATTCTAGACTGTAACGCCTGTGCTGCTTGTGCATAGGTTTTTACATCACTTGGTGGTACTCCACCTAAATGAGCTAAGAAAACATTTGATGTAAAGTTACCAACATGAGTAGCTGGATTGTATACTGCCTTACCAAGTTTCCAGAATCCAAGTAGCTTGTCCCAGTTTCTTATAAACTCATTAGTAACTTCGCCAAGGTCATTAATGTCTTTAGCAATAAGGCTATCAACATACATTCCATTTAAAGGTCCGTATCTTTCACCTTTTAATTGAGTGAAATGCGCAGGTACATATTCTTTTGGCATACTCTTAGGAAGGGCCCAATCTGTATTTTTAGCAACAGATTCAAGAAAGCCTTTTCTTTGAATATCTAATGCTAATTCAGATACGCCTCGAGCAGCTGTAAAAGATGCACTTCGAATTGCTTTCTCAGATTTATTTAATAAGTCTGCAGCTTCTGTGGGTGCAAGAATATTAACATAACCTTTTGACAACTGTTTACGATTTGTATTAAAAGCATTATTTTTATTAACAGCAAGTACAGCTTCAATCTCTGCAATCTCATCTCTAAGATGTGGTAAGGGCTCATCATCATAAATCTCAGTAGCTTTACGCGCAGTTGCTTTTAGCTTATTCAGTCTTTTAGTGAGCTGCTTTCGTTCTGCTATTGTAACACCTTCTTCTGATTTTAAAAAAGTAGGAACATATTCATATGAGGTGCCTGCTCTATAATGCTGCTTAAGAGCTTCTTGTGCCCTTAGAACAGCATCTTTATCATTACTGAAACTGATTACAGATTTCAATTGTGCTCGCTGAGTCTTTGTAAAAGCATCATACATGTCATAGCTTCGTAGACCTATCTGCTGTGCTGTAAACCTTAACTCTTTAAAAGCATCTTGAACCTGCTGGGCTGCTTGCGCCAACTCTGGATCTGAAGTTACTCCACCCCGGAGGACTTGCATAAGGCGCTTCTGTTCCTTTTGAGTTGGCGCAAGCCTATTCAGTTTATCAGCAAGAGTCATTGCATGGTCAAGAATCCTATTAGACTGCCTATCATAGTCCTCAAGAAGCATTCTGTATTTACGAGGAAGATTAATTCCAAATTGCTCACGCATTCCTTCATGGTAAATCTTAGAGTCTACAAAATGTTGAAATGGTGCAATGAGTCTTTTATTGGCAAAGTCTTCCCATCTTTGAACTACAGTTGTCGGTGTTCCTTTACTCTTCATTTCCTTAGAGATAAACATATTCGCATCAAGTGCATTTTGCGTTTGATGGCTTGATAGTGTGTCCCAAAGAGGTCCAATTAAAGTTTCATTTTGAATCCACATCTTAGGGTCAGCGACAGTAGCCAAGTCTGTCATCTTTTGAATTTGCCCTCTCTGGCCAGGTAGAGCACCTACTCGAGCCTCAACCTCTCCATATGTTGCTCGATATGCAGCATTACTGTAAACCTCACGGGCGTGGCTTAATTCTAAGTCAGCAAGTTGAGGTTTGTTATTCGCAGTAAAGCCAAAAACATTTTTCATACTTGTCTTGACCTCAGCTACATCTTGGGAGTCTAGCTGTTTTAAAGAGTCGGTCCAAGCATTGAGTAACTGCTGCTCTTCAATGCTTCTTTGGTTTATGGGCTTAGCTGATACAGCTGTTGCTTTATCAAACACGAGTCCCATAATTTCGTCATTTGTGCCTGGTGAAAACCCTTCAAATTTTTGAATTGCATGCTGAGATTCGTGTATAACAGATTCTAATAGCTTATTCGTATCCCCATTTATATTATGGAGATATATTGTATCATTTGCAGGGTTAAAAGAAGCCCAAGCACCAGAGGTGTCAGGTTCATATACAACTTTAGTGTTTGCCATTACTGTATCGCTATAGAAGTCTTTCATAAGTGGAAAGTCTAAGAGTTCATTTAGCGTATAAGAATTTCTATTAGCCATCATGTCATCAAGAACAGGAGAACTAATTTTTGCATCTTTATTTGGTAGATATTTTCTAAGTTTGCCTTCAGGTCCTTTATACCATCCAGTACCTAAAGCGGTCTTAAAAGGGTCCCAGCCAAGCACATCTAGCTTCTCAGCTGTTTCCTTTAATAACTTACTTTCAGCAGCTAAAATATTTTTTGGTGTGTTTTGTAAACCTTTTACTCCAGCAATAAACTTAGAATAATTCTTAACAGTATAGGCCCCACCTAGTGCCCCAAGTACACCAACTGCTAAAGACCTAGGGATGTTAAATCCAGTAATTTCACCTTCATCGTTTGTCTCAAGACCTGCAAAGGTTCCCCCAACCATACCTGTAACAGAGTTAGCACCAGCGTGTGCTTTAGCTTCTGCAAGAACCTGTTTACTTCTGTCAACTGGTGGCTTTTCACTACCAAAAAATTTTCTTGCAAACCCTTCTTCTGCAACACCCTCAAATTTTTCTTCTTTAAGCTTAGCAATAAGTTTTCTTGCAGTTGGCTTAGAAGTAAAGAATTCTTCAATAGCTTCTGCCTCTTGAAATGACTCAGGGTATATATCTTTACCAGCAGCTTTTACTTGCTCTAAGCCTGCATAGTTTTTATTTGGATTTGTGATAGTATCATCGCTAAAAAGGGGCGTTTTAGTAGCTTTGATTTCTGTTGCACGCTGTTTGCCTGTCTTTTCTTTTTTAGCCTTTTTAGGAGCTTTAAACTCCTCTAAAACGTCTCTTTTAGCAGCTTTATTATTAATGGCATTAGTTGTGGCAACTAAAGACAATTCTTCTTCAAGATTTGTTTGAGCTGTCTTAACTGCCTTCTTAACTTTTTCAATTGGGGCTTTGCCACCTTGTTTTCTTATCCTATCAGCAATTGCAGTTACAGCATTCTCAGTTTTCATTTGAGCATAGCCACCTACTGCAATCATAGCACCAAGTTTAATTGGCTCTTGCACATACCATGGGACATCAGCTTCTGTCATTTCATCTTCAGCAATTTCAATACCCTGGCCAACAGTAACATCTGCAACAAGGGCTGCAGTTAAAGCTTTAACAAGTGAGCCATCAGATAGCTTCAGTACTCCAGGTCCTGTAAGAACACCACGGGTAAGTTTACCAAATACTTTAGATGCACCTTTAGAGAAAGCTAAAGGGCCAGACACAATATCAATAGGGTCAATCCACGGAGTTTCTAAAGGGATATCATTTTTTGCGATAGTGTTTTCAGATTCCTGACGGATAGACTGAAGTAGTCTTTCTTTATCAGCTTCAGGGATATCTGCTGCTGCTACTTGTGCTGCATATCCATTCAATTCATTAAGAATAGCTTGTGTTGTCTCATTCTCATTTAAGACTGGGTATCCCTCTCCAACTTTTTCTTGGACAGCATTTACTTCTCTTTCTGTTTCGTTTGTTGTTGGAGCACTGCCAACAGCACGGTTAGAAGGAGAGAGAACTGGCGATCTCTCCATATCTGATTTGAAGACTTCAAATATATTATCTACCATTTATGCTCACCTTATCACCTTCTTTATTAATAAGATAATTGCCTTCTCTAGTCCAACGTTTCCCATTAACAAGAACACTATATCCCTGCTTTGGCATGTTTTGTCTAAGTGTCTGTAAATCAATTCCTGCCTGTGAAGCTGGTATCAGTCTTGCCGCTGTGTTTAAGATCTCAGACACTTCTTGGTCAGTCCATCCTTTATCAAGAAGCTGTTCACCAATTAAGTATGTTGGCACCTGATTGTTAATCATATCTTTAACAAGCAAAGTTGTTTCCTGCTGGTTTGAGCTAAATCCTTTATTTGCTGCTGGAAGGGTTTCATCAACTACTCGTGATACATTCCGTTCTTTAGTAATCTGAGACACTGCAATTGGGTATGCCTCAGCTTGTGTAATTTCCTGCTCCTGTGATATCTTATTTACAAGAGTATATGTTCGTGATGTAGCCCTATCAATATTTGCCTGTTGTACAGCAGTAGGTTCAAAGTTACCACTTGTATAATAGTTACGAATGTCCTTAGTCATAGTATTGTACCAAGGAGCCACTTTATTTAAACCCTCCTGGCCAGTAGAGGGTAGGTATTCGCGTTTACCGTTAGGAGCAGTTTGGTACTCTCTACCAGTTTCATCGGTCATAACAGGGCTGTACTGTTCTGTTATTCCTTTAGGTTGATCAATGTAAACTCGTTTGCCTTCAGGCGATATTTGGTACCGATTATCATTCTCATCTTTGAGAACTGCACCATACTCTTTCTTTGGTCCTTTCTTTTCCTGATAGTTTATACGCTCGCCTGTCTCAGGATTTTCTTGCCAAGTAGCATGCTCATTCTCTTTATTGAGATAGCGTTTTGGTGTTTTGTCCTTTTTAACAATGTTAAACTTTTCACCTGTATCTGGATTCTCTTGCCAATACTCCCGCTCATTTTCTTTATTGAGATATTTTATAGGCTTAAGCTTTTGTTCGAGAATTGGCTTTAAACTATCGAACTCCTGAGCAGTAACCTGATTCTCTTGAGCCCATAGCTGAACACCTTCTTTAGAGACATCTTCAAGACCTAAAAGACTTTGACTTAGCTTTTTGTTGCGCGCCTCTGCCATAGCATTTCTAAGAAGGGTATTTTGTGTTTGTTCTTGACTGGCTTCAAAGCTATCCCGTCTTAAATCAAGGTCCAAAAGCTCTGTACCTATATCTCCAGGTCTAGGGCTTCTACTTGCTGTACTGAAAAAGTTACCCATAATTTATTCCTTAGAAACTTTTGTAAAGGCCTAAAAGGTCAGTTGCAACCCCAATGCCTTGAGTAATTTTATCAACTGTTGAAGGCTCTTCAAGCTCTAGTTTATCACTACCCAATTGATAGTTCATAAGCATTTGGAGCTCATCTCTATTTGCTCTTGGTGTAAATGAAACTGTTTGGTCGCCAAGCATAAAGCTAATTGGGCTTCGTGTTGCATTAAACTGTGTATAGATATCTCCTAAAAGGTCAGCTGAGTCACCTGCGCCTCCACTGTTTCCGCCAAGAGCATAACCACCAGCACCAGCACCAGCAAGCATTAAAGGCAAAAGATAGTCTGTCTCATTTCCGTCTCTATCTTCACCTCGACGACCTTGCTTACTTTTATCAGTTTTATTTGTAATTCCTCGCAATTCTCGGTCAATTCGAATTGCTTCTTTAACATCTTCAGCAGGAGCACCAAGTTCCTCACCAGCTTTCTCAAAGTAGGTATCACCTTTAAATATAGTTTTACCTATAGCCATAGCCCCGCCTGCTAAAGCACCAAATGGGTTTACTAGTGAACCTACAACTCCCCGTCTACCTGCAAGCTGAATATCTTGATCACGGTAAAAGCCACCTCGTGTAACTAAAGACCTTACATTCGCAGGTACATCTCTTAATAGGTCTTCAGTAGCCTTCCTTCGTGCAGCGTCCTTATTACGAATCTTACCGAGATTCTTTTCATAATCTGCAAGTTGCTTTGTTGTTGCAGGTTCTTTACTGCGTGCAAAAAGGTCTTTAATTGTGCCTAAAAGATCTTTAGGCACAGACTTTGCTGGAGCTTTTTGTTTTGGGTCGCGCCGTGTAGGGTCTGTACGATCTCTTTCATTTCGTCGTTCAGCAGCTTGACTACGTGCTTTATCCTTAATATCTTTCTTTTCTTTGCCACTCAGGCTTCTACCTGTTGCATCTGACTGCCTAGCCATAATTCACTCCTTATTGGGAACCAGTATAAATTGAAGCAAGAATTTTTTGTGGTACACTTGGGTCCTTACTTTCAGATACTTGACCAAGTTGTGCAAGACCACCAAGTAAGTCAGGTGTACCAAGCTGAAGTTGTGCACCTGTCATTCCTGCCTGAAATACCTGGTTAGAGATATTCTTTAGCACCTCACCAGTTGCACCACCGAGTGTCTCACCAGCAACTGTACTGTTGAGGATACCTCTATTCTCAAGATCAGTAGTATAGTTCTGCAAAACATCCTTTAAAAGGTCTTGAGAGACACTTCTACTTAGCCCTACAGCCTGGCCAGTAAGACTTGTAATATCTTGTTCTCTACTCTCAACAGAGCCAACAAGTTGAGGCACAACAGCTTTCATGATTTGGTCTATATAGGTTTGACCTAAACCTGTTCTTGAGGTGGGGAATAAGTCAGGTCTATATAATTGTGGAAATCCATTTGTCATAAAGCTCTCCTTTAGTCTAACGCAATAGTTTGGTAAGCAAGTTTCCTGAGTGCTTTAGCTATATTCTTAATAGCTGTTGCTGTGTCAGGTGCATCTAATATACCACTATTGATGAAGTTATCGACTTGTGCTTTTGTATATTTATTTTTTATGAGCTTAGGAGACGCATTAGATATCTCTTTAACTCGTGCTAAATCAGCATCCGCCCAAGCTTTTTTATTAGCTAGATGTGCTACAAATCTTGGGTCTGCAGAATCAATAAATACAAAACCTTTGTAAGGATATCGTGTATACCCATCAATATTATCTTTGTCTTTTACATAAGGCATTAGTATGTCCTTTCGTTAATATACTCAATTACTATTATATTATCTACAGATCCAAGGTTTACGTGGCTTGGCATGTGGTGTATAAAAGCAAACTTACTTTCGTCATCAAGTACAGCCCAAAGGTATGGTGTATCGTATCCATACTGTGTAGAAATCTCAGCTTCAGTCGCTAATGTAACGCTTGGAGTAGGCATATCTGTTGGAAAAGTACGTGAGTAAACAGGAGTAGCTACCCCATACGCAAGGTCTAATCTTAATCGTGCCTTTGAATACGGTGGTGCAGCAACTTGAAACTCATACTTTGTATCTTCATTTATCGCAAATGAAGATACATCAATTTGATAGTCATCCCACATTACGTTTATAGCACCATTTGATTTTTCATAGGCTCTAAAGGCTCTTAAGTTCGCAGAACCAGACTCCGTTTGATCAAAGTGTATGCATTTAGCTTTAGACCATCCCGTAGGAATATGAGTGCCGTCAATATCTGTGTCCCAACCACCGTCAATAGTTCCAACAGAATCTTTCTTTATTAAATGAAAGTAGTACTCTGTAGCTGCTGCAACTGGTGCGGTCCCATGTGTAAATAACCCACCAAGCCCTGAGCCTTCAGCCCAAGTTGCATTTATGAGCTTATTCAAAGCTGAAGGCAGTATAAGTAGATCAGTTTTATCTGAGTCAAATATTTGTCCCGCACTGAAAGAGATTTCAGTAGCTGAGACCCAAGATGGAACTAAACCGTATTGTGACTGTGGCAACTCAAGTATAGTTTTAACCTGAGTTGCTGTTAGTTCCTCAACAGCACCATCTGCACCAGAGACCCGGCCAAGGATTCTATTATTGTCTACAATATTTTGAAGCTTAGCATAAGTAATTCCATCGTCGGGCACTTTAATCTCGAGTGACTCATCACCACTTGGGTCTAAAACAGTAAGTGTAATTGCATCGCCCTCAACTAACTTACCATTAAGATATCCAATAAGAGTATCATTAGCTGATACTGCAACTCCTGAGCCTGCTACAATGGCAGCTAATGATGGATAAACGTCATCTTTTAAATTATTCTGCAGTATGTATAATGCATCACGTCCAGAGTCACTATCTGTAAAAAGTACTTGTGTCATTTGTTCACCTCGTCAACTGCTAATCTAAATCCGTCAAAGTTTAAAGGCGAGCCAGAAAGCATTACATCATAAATTCTAACTTGCACTTCAAAACAATTTATATTTGTATCTTCAAAGTATAATGGAGCACCATCACTACCTATTGCCGACAGCCAGTCACTAACTAAAATCCCAGCCAAATCAGCTACTGTTACTGTATCACTCATTGGTAATGAAATTGTTTCTGTTCGAGCAGCTGTTTCGCTTTTACCATTAACAAGTATATCAAGCTTTATTTCAGCTCCGCCTAAAGCTGCAGCAAATATCTGAAATTGCATTATATCTACTGTGGTTCCAGGCATTACTACACTTGCTGATTTCATTAAAAACGTTGGTGCCATTGTTAATTTATCCTTTACCCCGGTCAAAGCAAATTTATAAAAATATTTATCATCTGCTCCTATAACAAAAGTATCTTCTGTCTGGGAAAAGTATGTAGGAGTAAAAGGAAAACTAAGTTCAGCCCATGGGTATCCTACACGCTGAGCCTCTCCTGGTTCGCTAAAAGGGAGCTTAGTAAACCCAATTAGAACTGTATCACTTCCAGGTAATTGGATTAGATAGGTTCCATAGGTAGGATCGTATCCTGCAAATGCTGTGCTCCCCCAGTAGGAATCAAATTTATCTGATACACGTTCTGTGATAGAATGTGCTCTAATATCACCTGATTCTTGAACGCCTTTTAAATGATCAATTCCTGAGCTTGAAGCATTCCAGAGGTCATCATTTGTATTTATCAAAGTTTCCTGGGTTGCAACAGCATGTTGGAATGATGGTGTGATTTTATATTGAGCAGGAGATTCCCCTGTTAATGTACCTAAATACGGGCCCTCTTCTGAACCATAAATATAAAACACGCCATATAAAAATCCAAAGCCTCCTATTGGAAAACTGTTTTTATCATCGTCAAATACTCCAACCCATCCTCCGCCATTTTCAGTAGACCAGTCAAGGTATGAAAGATTACTATAGTACGCACGACCAGGTTCATCAGGGTTTTTAAGAAATAACCGGGATGAAGATGACCGGCCAGAAAGACCTACGTAATCAGCTTTAGGCGGAAGTCCTGGGTGAATCTTAATTATAGGGTCTTTAAGTGGATCATTGGTCCCATTATTATATAAAGTACCACTGCTTCCAACAGTAGTACAATGCAGCTCAAAATCAACACCTTCAAGAAGGCAGTCATATTCAGTTCCTGGACTCATTTCAGTAGTTATATCAGAGGCAGAAAATGAAACAGAATAGTACTGTGCAGCTGACTGGTCTATAGTCCCAATCAGTGCTTTTTCTGCCATTAAAACTCCAGCTGTAGTACGTAGCCGAACTGCACAAGTAGCATTTGCTGTTGTAGCTTTTATCTTAAACTGAACCTTTGTTATAGGCATTGTATAACTTGCAGTCCAAGAAGCAGATGTAAACCTTGCTCCAATTTTAGTACTTACTGCCACACCACCTGTATCAATTAAGTCAGTGTCATCCAGGTCCCAATTAGAGTACTGAATACCGTCATCACCTGCATCATATGCAATCTTAATCTCACTTGTGTCTACACAGTATTTAAGATAAGACCCATCACATATAAGCATTGCGCCTTTATATGGAAATAAGAATGGAGTGCCTTCAACTGTGCTGATTAATGTAGGTGTATCTCCTGAGTCGTAGTATACTCGACCATCTTTATCTGATGAGATTATTGCTTTACCAGAAGTAAAAGTTGCCGTCTTTCTATCATGAGGTGCTCCGGTTAACGGAGTATCAGTAACTGCGACGACAGGAGGCCTTGTGATGAGTTTCCCACCTGGCCGGAAAAAGAAATTTAAGCATTCAGCCAGCTCATCATTTGCAATTAAAGGCGCACGAAGTTTCGTATTGAGACCTTTAGGAAATCCCTGAAAAAGCAGATCCTGAACCTCTTCTTCATAAAATTGATCACCTATTAGCTGTTCGTACATAGTTACCTTCTATCTTTTATTCTAGTTCTAATTATTCTTTGAATAGTGCCATATCTTGCAACTGATCTATTCATAGCTTTTTCAGCTGCTGAAGTTGCTAAAGCAGCTGTATTATTTACTTTCTTTGTACGAATCTCTTTAGTCTCTACAACAAGAGATCGCATTATAGCATTGTTCCAAATTCCTTCCCATGGGAGGTCATCATTATCAAAGTCTGTTAGTACTGGAACTGGCCCCCAATACCAAATTAATGCATCTTGACCATCGTCATGATTATAAAATTTAATCCCAGTCGATGTCTGTTCATATGACAATTCATCAGGTCTTAATGGGTCATATACAGGAACTTCAACCTCATCCACGTATACCATCTCCGGAATCAGTGTATCGATCCCAGTGATGGTATACTCGGCGGTGGCAGCGACCAGGGTTTGTTCACTATAATTAGCAACTAATTTGCACTCCATCCCCACAAGTTCATCAAAGATTTCCTGGATGGAATCATTAGCTAATGATAAAAAATCATCATCAGAAAAGAATCGTGTTTTATTCTCAATGATTCTTATACGTACTTTGTCAACTGTAGTAGATAGAGTACCCATTTGTTAGTTCCTTATCTTTTTTCTCTTGCTTCTGCTTTTGCTTTCTCAACTTCAGGGTCATAAGGCCTTAAGGTTATAACACTGAATCTTGGGTCATGTTTATAAATGACAATTGCACCTGTATGGCGATTTCGTCTAGCTTTAAAGCTTGGGTAAAGCTTTTCAGCAGCAGCAAGTGGATTTGCTTCTTCATGGACACCAGAATTATCTGGTAAAGTCATTTCAACCTGTTCAATTGCATCCTCTAAAATATTAATTTGTACCTGAGAAAGAACAACTTCTTTACCCGGATAACAAATTGCTTTACCGTGTGCATGGTCACCAAGGTCATTCACAGGAATTGGCATATCACGTTCTGATTTGCTTTCAGCCATCAAATGCTGAACTTTACAAACAAAACGTTTTTGACGAGGAGCAGCCTTATCATCTTCATATTTCTTTTCGACGGTAGCAAGTTCCTTTGCTTCAGCCTCTTTAGCAGCTGCCAGTTCTTTCGCTTTTTTCTTAGCAAGGTCTTCAGCTGCTTTCTTTGCAGCCTCAGCTGCCTTTTCTTCAGCTGCCTTTTCTTCAGCCAATCTTTTCTTTTTGGCAGCTTCTGTTTCTTTCACTTTTTCAGTGGTTCCAGTATCTTTTTTGTCGTCGCTCATGGACATCCTCCGGTTAAGTTATGGGCACCCGAAGGCGCCCGTTAAGGTTAAAGGGCTGTTACGCCGTGCTCAATTCTGTACATAAAAGTATCGTTCAGAATTTTTGCAACTGTGTAGGCTTTCCAACCCGATGTACTTCTCTGATTTAATGGATCCTCAGTTCCAGAATCCTTGGCCTTTTTCACGATATTCATAACACCGCCCTTCTGGAGCGGAATAATGCCATAGGCATCTTTGGCCAGAATCAAAGTTTGATACACGTCACATGCAGTATTTGCAGTGGTATACACCAAGCTATTCGTTACCGCGGTACCACCAGAGTCAACAACAATTCCAGCATTGGTAGTTACAAGAAAACGAATACCTTTACACTCACCAATCTCTTCTTCCATTACATCTTTCTGAGAAGAGTATTTTTCAACAGGAATAAAACCATCCAGGGCTTCAATGTCCTGGCGACAGTCGGTATGTGTAATACCGATAAAACCGGCACGAAGCGGAGTGGTACTGACCTTTTCAGTAGGCATATTCATTGTGCGCATTTTAGATGCATTAGCACCTTCAAGGGCACGCACAACAACTTTAATGTCAGAAATCTGAATGGTTTTAATAATATTGGTTCTTGCAGCAACACCATCCGCGTACCTTACAGAAGTACCGGCCAGTAGTACAGCCCGATGAATAGTGTCAATGGAAAGACCAGCTTGCTCACCAAGGATTTCACCAGCTTCAAGAAGGATAGGATCGAGACCCATATCAATCAGCTTATCAGTAATAGTAACAAAGTCACCATACTGTCCCATGGTTGCAGAAATTTCAGTTGAACTCAATACTGTACCTGCGGGTGACATACCTTCAGTCAGTTGAGTAGTATTTGCCGATAATGAACCGTATCTACGAAAAGTAATCTTGCTACCTTCGTTTTTTGGAAGAGGACGGGTCTGGCCAAACTTTGAATAAAGTAAAGCTGGCAGAGCACGTCTGAGCAAGTTTCTGTCATAGAAACCTTCAATGTTAATAGGAATAACACTTGTGCTAGTTAAGCCCATAAGTTAAATCTCCTTAATCTTTTTGTAACAAATTGAAATAGCTACCTCACGAGAGTTCCAGAGTTGGATCACAGTTAGCAGCATAGTCAGTATCAGTAACACCAGCGTCGGCATCAAGCTGTGCTGTCAAAGTTGTGATCGCTGTTGCTAAGGCGGTCAAATCCGCAAGGATTGAAGCCTGAACAGCTTTGTCATCTGCGTGATAGTGAGCAGTTTTATCGCTTAATGATCCAGCCATAATTAATATCCTTTTGCTCTTTGAATCTGTTTTTCAAATTCATTGTCACTCAGCTCCCAAACATTTTTCTTGGGAGTTCTTTTGCCAGGTGCGGTGCGGTTACTTCTGAGATTGAAGGTTCTTTGTTTTCCATGGCCAGTATTAACATTGTTGTTACCACCAGAGTTGGAACCTTGACCTACAACTTGCTCCTTTACTTTGTCGTAAAATTTAATAACCATATCTTCGCTTTGTGTGATTTTATTGTAGTCAGCAACTGATAGCTGCTGAGCAACCTTCATCATCACGGGTACAACACTTTCATAGTTTTCTTTGTCCCGGGCTTGAAGCCTTTCATAAACTCCCACGGCCGGATTCGTGTTTAAATTTATGTCAGTTTCAGTAGTGCTAGTATTCTCAGCTTCCGATTTACCTGTTGTAAATGGATTTGTTTTAGCTAAGACATTTTCAAGGTTTGCTTGAAGCCAATCTTCTTCAGTGTCGAAGTCCTCTCGCTTCTTAACCTCGCCAACACTTTTACCAACAACATAATTATTAATAAGACCTTGAAGATCTTCATCTTCTTCAACCAAGGTAATAAGCCGACGATGTGGTGCCAACTGTTTGGTTTTAGTCTCATAATCATAACCTTTTTGAGCAAAATTTCGCACCTCATCAAGGGTCAATTCTTGCTCTTTACCATTATGCACAATGGTCATTGTCTGTGGCACTCCTTGATTATTCTGACTTTTATCATCGTCATCGTCATCATCAAGAATACCATTTACATCGATGTCAAGATCATCCTGACTGTCACTATTCAAGCCATCATTTTGATCATCATCATCATCATTGGAAAGTGTAAGGTTAATTACACCATCTTCATTTTCCTCAGCACTGACTTCACCAGCCATGCCAGCATTTAGCATGTTATCAAAGTCCTCATCAGAAATATCAAACGCGTTGTCTGTATTTTCTTTGGCCATGTTCGTCTCCTGATCCCTGTTGTCGGATCGTCATTAAACTCACTAAGTTTTTCTGTTCAATGTAATCAAGCAAATGATTCTTTAATCTGTCTAAAGCCCTTGCTTGTGCACTAACCATCTGGTAGGTATTTAAGTCAGCTTTAAGGGCTAATGACTTAAAAGCTTTCCAGTTATCATGCTCTTCCTCTTCAAAGAACTCCCTAAGCAAAGGAACAAACTGCTCAGCAGCTGTTCCTAATCTAAGTATTCGATCGCTTTCTGCTTTTCCCTTGGGTTCAGCATCTGAGCGTATATCTCTTTGAAGATGTCTACTTGCATCTGATTGTTCGATTGGTCCCCCTTCTGTTTCAGCTCAAGTAGCTTAAGTTTAAGTTCTTCCTGTTGAATTAGCAGATCACCAAAAGCTTCAATCTCATCAATTTCGACACCACGTTGTTTCATTTCCACTTCCATCTGCTGCATAGCCATCTGGAACTGTTGCAGTGCTTGTTGCATTTCTTCAGCTTGTTGCTGTGACTGCATGAACTCTTGATTTGAAGCAAGATAAGTATCGGCATTATAACCAAGAACTGCAACATATTTTGCTGCAAGATTCCTAGCTTTCTCAGGAGTAATAAGACCTGGATACTTAGTATTAAGATCAAATAAAACTGCGGACATCTGAAGCAGTTTTTGTGACTCAATTCGTCCCGCTTGATCTTCTGTACCCATGTCAACCATAGCCTCAATATCCCCTTGAATCATATCAGGAGATATTGTTACGTCCTCACCATTTATTTTTGCAATAAATGGTTTAGACAAATTTTGCTGGACCAACTTAGCAGACTTCTTAAAGAAGTCTTTAATACCGCCCTCAGCAAACAATGTGCCAATCATCTCAATCCGCTTCATAGACGCGGACATGATTGTTTGAATCCCATGAGCTGTTTGGTTAAGTGATCCGGCATCAGTTCCTTGATTATACCTAGTAGAACCAGTACGGTTTTCTTTCGTACCTTCAACATATTCTAATAGAGACAATGTAGAAACATCAAACCCTCTAGGAGCTTCATTCTTGATCTTTTTTGGATCAACTCTATGAACATCCCCAGGTATATTGTCTAAAAATCTAGTCATATCAATCGGTGTATTTGGTTTTAAGAACCAACGACCAGAATTTTGAAGATCAAAGTTATCGAGCATCTTACGAATAAGACTTGTTTTTAAGTTTTGAAGCTCAACTATCAAATCAGCGTATGCAATACCCTGAAATTTGTAACAGTCAAGAATAGGGCTAATCTTAGCGCATGGAACAAAATTAGCTGCATTAAGCTCCCATCTAATCATTGTTGAATTTGCTATATAAATTTTAACATCTTCTAAAAAACCGTCACCAGTTACATCTATTCTTGTGTACCATTCGGTAAGTTGAATTCTACGTTTTGGGCCTTTGGTTGTAGCTCCTACATACTCATTAAGGACCTCATAGTCTAAGTATCGTTTTCTTTCATCTTCGTTAGTAAAATCAACATGTGCATCATTTCTGGCCAGGGCTTCGACGAGCTCTAAGTTATAAAAGAAGGGCTCATCTGATTTTGAAAAAGATTCATTGATCCTATTTAAGTAGTCCATAGAAACGATTGTAGTGAAGCCTTTACCAGAATCGTCATTCATAGTTCTGGTAAATTCTTCAAATATAAATTCCCAGTGTGGAATATTGTCACATACTAATTGATCTTTAGAAATCCTCTCAATCTGCCCTTTAACAGCTGCCTGACCTGTTCCAGGTATCAGTCGTACTTGATTGATAGTTACCTCTGGCAATACAGAAAGCTCATCATACCTTTGTTGGTCAACAACTTCATCCATGTCTTCTAAGGTCGTATCAATCTCCCAAAAGATCTTAGTATATGCAGACCCGGATACAAGAGCATCTTTGAACCAAGTATAGAAAACATTAAATAAGCCAAGCGAGTCATCTGTATAGAGGTCTTTATAGATATAGTCCATTAAGGCCGTTCCAAGTTGCTCAGGTGTAATTCCTGGCTGTGCTGTGGTCTGGTTTCGAATTCTAAGACTTACCTTGTGATCAGATGAAGCAAACAATTTAATGAGGTTAGGCAGAATCCATTCTATAGTCTCAAGAAGATCTCGAGACATATACTGTGATTTGCCTTTAACCTCGTTACCTAGAGGTCTACCATAATATCTGTCCCAGTTTATTTCTCTATTAGGGACAATTACATTCTTTTGAAATCTTATGGCTGCATCAATTTCCTGTCGCGCAGTCATTTGGATTTCTTCCCAAGTCATTTCTTCAGACTCAAACTCCTGAATATAAATATCTCTTGATGGCTTAGCGTTTTTTGGCATTATACAGCAACCTTGTTTCTTCTGTTAATATAAGCTTCTCTGGCCCTTCTGTCATAATCATTTATATTATACATTGCATTAGATAACATTTCCTCTTGAATAGCAAGGCTTACGTATCTACATGCATCAGCTGAGTTTCTTGCCCAGTTTCTAACTGGTTTATCATCAAAGCATCGCATCTTCTCATTCCAGGCTTTTGTATAGGCTTGAAGCCCACCAAACCCAGAAAATTCACCATCACAGCATTTTTCTGAATCAAAACAGAATCTGCTAAACATAGACCTTGTTCGGTTAATGCCTGTTACTATATCAACTTCTTTTGGCAGTTCAATAAACTCAATACCAGCTTTAGCAGCAACTTCTGTTCTAGTTTCAGTTTCCTCTCTATCTGTATGCTGGGATGATCCAAGATCAACAGGTCCAACATGTTGTCCATATTGGTATCCCTTTCTATCAAGCATCTTTCGGTAATGTAAAAAGCCTTTATCAGTATTTGCATAATAGTCTATAAAGTGAATCCAGTTACCAACAACTTGTATAAACCAAATAGACATATGATCCATAATACCAAGGTCCCACACTGTATGAACAGGTAGGCTTTCATCATATGCAAATTTACCAAGTCTTCGTTCCTTAATAAGACGCCTAATTTGTATCTCATAAAAGGCCCCTCGTAATGGAACTGAAAAGGCTTCTTCAGGTGTTGATGGATATTCTCTAACCATTTCGTCTTGTTGAACCTCGTATTTCTTCCAATACCAAAGTTTCTGGTAATCTGATAGTTTTACGCCATCATTCTCTTCAAGCTCAGCAAAGTACTTATGAAGCTCTTCAGGCATCTCTGTATCTAAGTCATAGTCATCACTGGCCAGGATATACTCTGGGTGATGGTGCCAAGGAAAGAAAAAGAACTTAAAGTCTAAAGCAGATAGTCTAGCTCCTGCTCGTAGCTTTCCAAGGGCTGATGTCGCCACTGTATGGAAGTCTCCTGTATTACCTTCAGCTGTCGATTCAATAAAGCAAAAGTTTCCAGCGTGGACTGTGTTAATGGCTCCTGTCCTAATTTCCTTAGCTTTTTCCGGATGCTTCGCGCATGTTTTTCCGTATTCGCTAATGTGAAGAAATTGTAATGTATCTGACCGCAAACTCGTTCCGACTGTAATCGACGATCCATTAGAAAACTTGTATTGTTTTGCGGAGTCGGTATTAGCAGGACGTATTCGTCTGATCTCTTCTGGCAGGTTTTCATAAGCAAACTTTACCTTCTTTTCAAAGAACTTTTCAGCATCATCCCTGTTATGAGCAATGATACCACAAGATGTGTTCTTGTTAAATAATGCAGCATCCAAGAACAAGATGCATATAAACGTTGTCATACCTAACTGTCGAGCTTTAAGAATGACATTAAAGTACCACATACCGAAGTAGAGCAACTGTTGTGCCCAGTTCATCTTGAACTTAACCTTCTTACCATTCTTGTCTATGATATAATAAAGGTTATTTATTCGCCACGTCCGGTTCTTTAGTTTCATTCGTCTCCTCAGACGGCAGCTTAAACCCATCACCGTCTATCTCATCGATTAGGTCCTCTAGCTGTTTGGTCAGTGCATCGACTTTACCTTTCAAGTCATTAACCGCTGGCACCTGTACAGCCTGCTTTATCATGTCATGCTGATTAACTAATTTGGTATGGGTATTGGCTAGAGTATTTAAAGTTTTAGGATCAGGATCAGGAGACAAACTCGCTAGTTCTGCCGCTTTTCCAACACTGGCCAGTAGATCATCGTTGGCTTGGGCGAGCAGTTTCCAGGATTTTAAGGTATGAATTGCAACTAAACCCGTGAGTTGGATCCGTTGCTTTTTATACTTACCATTGACATAAGTTTCAAATTCGGCAAGTTTTGTTGGGTCGGATAAATCAACCTGTTTAATATTTTGCTCTAGGATATATTTTTCTGTGGCATTCGGTGTTAATCTATATATCCTGGCTAGAACATCAATTGGGTCATGAATGTACTTATATCGATATTGTAGTTCTTCCTGTTCATGCGCAGATAAATCATAGGGATCACCTATGAAAGGTTTTTCCAAATCAGCTTCTGATCCATCTTTATCTAAGCCTAAAATGTTTTTATTATATGCGTCTTTGAAGGATTCCATATTATAACTGTACCACATTATGGTGACTTTGTAAACAGTTAATTTCATAAACGTTTATTGTGGAGGTACCATGTCCAGGAAGCTTCACAAATTTATGGAGCTTTACTGTAAAAATTGCAAACACCATGTCCAGGAAATTTCACAAAATTTGTGAAGCTTTACTGTAAAAATTGCAAACACCTACCCTGGACGTCTAGATGAATCCCGTTCATTTAATGAATACACCCCCGCCCACTTTATGAGCGAGATTCATTAAATGAATATGTAGTAAAATCAAGCACTTATTTTAATTCATTTAATGAATGAGATTCATTGAACAAATAATAAAATCTGGCCAAGAAGATTCATTTAATGAGTGAGATTCATTTTATGAGCTGCAATTATTAAATGAGCTGTGTTCACCAGCTGAGCCACACTCATTAAATGAATTACATTCATTTGCTTAATCACATTCATTTGCTTAATTACATTCATTCTATAAACCGTAATCATTACATGAATCAGCATCTGAATTATAATTCTTGTTCATAAAAAGAATTAAAACAATAAAATAAACTATTTACTTTTATATTTTCTTGTGATATAATATTTATATAAGTGATTGAGAATAATCTCAATCAAAATTAAACAAATGTGGCAAGTCCACAAAAGGAGTTAGAAATGGCTAAAGAAATGACACAAGAAGAAATGGCAAGAAAGATTGAAGAATTGACAGCTGAGAACGAAAGACTGGCAGCATCAAAAGGTCAGACCATGAAGTCCCGTGTGTTTGAATTAATTGAGTCAGGATTCAACTGTATTGAAGACCTGTCAGAAGAGCTGAAGATCACCAGCAAGAACGTGAGCTCCAACCTGACATATATCAGGTCAGACCTGAAAGAAGCTGGCAAGACCATAGTGTCTCAGCGAATCAACAACAAGACCATGATCGCAGTTGTTGAACTGAACAAACTTGGTTGGTAAGAATTAATCTGAGCCTGGCCAATAAGGGTCAGGCTCAACCATAACACAAAGAGGAGCTGAATATGCTTAGTAATACTAAAAAAGATGTAGGACTTGACTTTCAACATGTAGGCTGTATGATAGTAGAAGAAACAGAAGACAATATGATCGTGACAGAAGAACAGATTCAGGCCATGAAGGATTATCTTGACAATCTGAAGCCTACAGCAACAATAAAGTCTTAAGCAATTCTGAAAGGCTGTGATGAAAGTCACAGCCTTTCTTTTTAAACAGTTAAATGGCTTGTACAGACAGAAGGTTAGGACCGTAAAAAGTTTCGTGAGCTTTTAACACTGAAGCCTGGCCAAGAGTGGGTGGTAGAATGAGCGTAAGTACTTGATTTTATTAGCTTTTCTTTTATATATACACTACTACACTACTACACTATATATATATATATAATATAATATGTCTTTTTATATGGTAATATACGTATATATAGAAAAGTTTTGTACGTCCAAATTCGGTGTAGGGTGTAATTTTGTTAAAATACTTAATAAAATCAAGTACTTATGCGCAACCACCATTTTCTACTCCGGTGTAATGACGTTGGTGTAGCTTATAAGTAGCTGATTTTATTAAGTATTCTTCCAAATTTTGACAAATCTCTAAGTACTTGATTTTATTACATATTTTAACAAAATTCCTTCACATTTCATCGGACAGTTCATGTGTAGCGGTCTAAGTTTCATTTCGCTTAAAATAGTTGGTCAATAGGCCTTCACATTTTACGTTTACAAAGTAAATAGAAAATAAGTGTTTACTTTAGTTAGAATATATGATAATATGTTATTTATAAGTTCAAAAACCCACCATAAAAACTAAAGGAGATACTAAAATTATGAGTGATTATCTAACAAAAGAACAGGCCGAACAAATTACTTTGCTGTACAAATATAACCTAACTGCAAAGGAAATAGCAATAGCAACCAAAACACCTTATTATAAGGTCACAACATTATGTAGGGCCCTTAAAGCTCAAGAAACTAAGCAACTCCCACCTGGCCAGTTAGGAAGATTTATTATTAGACTTGATAAAGAGAGCATAAGTGATCGAAACCTAGAATAAAGGAGGTCTAGTCATGGAAACTGATCCAATACTTGAAGAGTTTTTGGCAAAGTGTAAGGCAAAGGCTGGACAAAAGAAAAGAGTTAAAAAGCTCACTAAACAACTTACACCTAAACAATTAAAAAGATCGCAAGTAATTGCTCAACAACTTAAAGCTAAACGGCTTAAACGATTAAAGAGGACTGCTAAATAATGACCTATATTCCCCCAGTTGAGATGCAGGATAAACAGATTTGGACTTTGGTGATATATCCGGAAAAGGGTAATCACGACGAGAAAGTGCCTGAGTATTATTATACAAAGAAGAAGATGCCGTTGCTATCATTCGACGGTATCAAGAAAAGGAGGGATAAGAACCCAAGTAAATATGCTCCAGTGGTTGGTATAGTGAGTGAGGACTATTTAGTGATTGACATCGACAAAACACCATTTATGCCTCAAAACATACGAGACCTATTAGCAACCCATCCAACATACTGGCATTATAGCAAATCAGGTAAAGGATGGCATATCTATTATTCATTAACAGAGCCGTTGCCAAAGAAGAGTGGGTTGCATGACAATGGTGAATGGTATAATGGTGCGTTTGTAACCACGATAGACTATCATAAGTCAGACCATAGTCAAGAACAGATAGCACAGATATCTCCATCACAGGTGGCAGAGTTCTTGCCTAAGTTAAAGCAGAAGTTAGAGCCACGAG